TACTATTCCATGTGTAAGCACATCTAAATCTCCACCAAGTTCTGGTGATGAGTCATTTGCAACGCTGGCTATACCACTTGATGTAGCAAGACCAGATACGACCTGTGACCTAGCAACTTTTTTAAGACCACCACCAGATGTGTCTATTGCTATAAATACGTCATCATCTTCTATAGATGATATTTCTGATAAATCACTAACTGCTGTTGATGCAAATGAAGTTCCATTAGCAACCAATAAGTTACTTGAAGTGTTTGTTCCCATAGCCAAAGCATCTGTATTTATTGTGCCATCAAAATAAGCATCTTTAAATTCAAGTGAGCTTGTACCTAAGTCAACATCGTTGTCTGTTACTGGTGCTAAAGCTCCATCAATTAACTTGATTTGATCTGCCGCACCTGCTCTAAAAATAATATTGTTATCTGTACCAAAATCTATATCGTTATCAGCATCCCTACCTATTGCAAGACTTGTGTTTAATATAGATGTAATTCCTGTTACAGCACCAGCAGTTACTACTGCTGTGCCACCAACTGATACTGTTCCTGCAAAATTTACATTAGCTCCAGTAAATGTTGCCGCAGTAGTAGTTCCTGATTTTATTATTAGATTTCCACTATTGTTAGTAGCACTACCAAATGTAGTTCCACCATCTTTAAAAAATATATCTCCTCCATCAGCATCAAGCGTTAAATCTCCTGATACGTCTAAATTCATATCAGTAACTCCTGACGTAGAAGAATTAATTGTAAATACGTCTGTTAATGATCCAGATACCATTACACCAAATCTAAGTTCACCATCTTCTTCACCATCTGTAACATCATTAGCTTCGGCAGTTATTCTTGCAAATATAGTTTCTTCACCTGCGCTATTATCTAAATTAAAATGAACTTTTAATTCATCACCATCAGCTCTAGTAGCGTTATCTCCAACAAGTTCTAATACTAAATTAGAGGCATTATCAACTGCATTTTCTACTCTTAATGGTGCAGTATCTGCTGCTGTGTCAGACCTTACCCACATGTGTTCTACTTGAACCTGGTCTTGATGTTTTAAATATCTTATTGATGTTCCTGATTGTATTTTTACATCAACATTCTTGCCTGTTAGACCAGAGGTAAATGACCAGGAACCATCAGAGCCTGTAGTTGTACTAGCACCTATTGTAGCTCCATCATTATTATCACTTGATTCTAATGCAGTTACTGTAGCACCTTGAAGCGCTGTTCCATCATCTTTATATAAATAACCTTTTAGTCTACTCATTTATCTTCCTATACTAAATTTTGAATAATCTTTAAAATTAAGCGCTTCTCTTACATAAAATGTAGGATTATTCATTATGTCATCTTCATCTAAGAATATAAGAGATATACCTTCTCCTGCAAGTATTTCTCTTGCAAGTAAGTCATTTGCTATGTTTACGCTACCTTGTTCATAGTGATAGTAAACACCCTGTACATTGATAGCTAGTCCTGGTGGATTGTTAAATAAAAAGTCAATTACTAATCCACCTTTCTCAATTTTACCACCAGCAAATCTAGCTTGAAATTGAAAATCTTGGTTAGGCCTAAGACCAAATCTAAGTAACTGATTAAATACTACATACTCTGGCATACTACCTTTAAAGTCAGCAGGAACTTCTGGTATTGACCTGCTTTGTCCTCTAGCTGTAGTAGTAAAACCTCTTGATACCATTATGGCTCCAGTAAAGTAAGTGTTCTCTCAAATCTATCGTCAAGACCTGTCATTTCAAATCCTGACAACTGTGCTACGTCTACATAATGTGTATAGTTTGCGTCATTGTGCCTAAATGTATATGACAATAATTCGTTAGAATCTACAATACTTCTAAGTAAATCATCTAGTTGTGCAGGTGTTTTACCTTTATAACCTTTTTTGCCACGAGGCCTTGTTAAGTCTATTGTTACTTGCCAACCATATTTAGCTGCAAGTTTTCTTCTAAACTGTAATTCAAACCTATTTAAATCAGGTGATACTCTTGTACTTGTAGTTCCTCTAGCAAGTGTAAACTTAAACCTTATTGATTTAAATTCTAATCCTGCTGGTGCAGTTGTGCTAGGAAAGTCATATTCTGTAATTCCATTTGTTGTAATAGATCCAAGTGATGTGTACGATTCAGAACCATTAAGAGCATAAGATACTGCTATTGTTTCTGTACTTGAACAATCAGATGTTTGCACTTTTAATTTTAAGGCTAACTTAGTTGAGGTAATATCATTTGCATCAAAGTCTGGTGTTTGCAATTCACCTGATGTATCAAACTCAAAGTTAGTTACCTGGTCTGGATTTATTACATCTTCACTTAACGCCTGGTAATACACTTCGTTTGTAGCTGCAAACCACAATCTGTATTCATCATAGGCAGAACTTACATGAGCAGCAGTCAATGCTTCCTGAGCTGTTTCTCCTGCCCACTTAACTTCCCAACCTAATTCGTTGTAACCACATAATAAACTTTTACCAGAGCCTTCAATAATCTGACTTCTGTGTCCTGTTGATGTAGTTCCTGTTTGAGATATATCACCATCATCACCAGTTGTACCATCAACTAATGCAATCAAATCATTGTGTGTTCCTATCAAATCTCTTATTGTGCCTCTAAATTCAGCAGGTAATCCATGATCTCTATCCGGGCCAACAACTTGTAGTGTGCTAGTTTCACCAACTTTATATTTATATACAGCTAAACCTACTGGAAAATAAATAGAATCACGCCATTTAGTTGAACCTAGACCACCAAAATTGTTAAATGGTAAACCTATTTCTGTTTCTAGCCATTTAGTATTAGTGTTGTCATGCACAAACAATCCTACTTTTGTGTTTGCATACAATACTGGATTTGCACTAGCATCCCTACCAACAAACAACGATGTAACATGATTTGTTGGTAATGGTAACTGGGCATCATTAGTCCAAGAAGTAAGGTTGTTAGAATATTTTAAGTAGCCATCTTCTGATATACCCCATAGTAAATCATTCCATACTGCTAAAAACTTAGGATTAAATACACTATCAGCTTTATTTGTAAAACTAGAACCATCAGATGAATACGCATACCCATTAGTATTACAAGCAAAAACTAAGTAAAGAGTGTTGCTTAATCTTACTTTTATTGTATCTGTAGCATCACCAGGAAGTGTGTGCAAAGAACTTCCCCATGAATCTGTGTTTGACCATTTCATAACTTTTGTTCCAAATGGCGCATAAATTTGATTGTTAAAATCGTTTATCACAGATACTTTACCTGGCTCACCAGATGCTGCAGTTTCTGTAGTAAGTGGAGGCAATACAATGTGTTCTTTAAATCTTAGTTGTGTTGTTGCAAACCAGGCCCTGTCAACTGTAGAACTATCAATACCTCTTTCTATGCCTATACCACCTCTGAAATCGTTAAAAGCTAGTGTAGATATATGTTGAGCTGCAGTTTGGTCTGTTTGACCTATTGATATTTTAGGTGCAAATAAAGATGTAAGTACCCTTCTTGGTGGCCCTTTGATTGGAAACCTTTGCCCATTTAAGAGTATTTCGTTTCTATCAATTACACTTCCTACTGTAGATGGCATTATTTAGTTGGTACTCCTTGTGGCGTGGCCAAGCCACTAAGTATTCTTTCTGCTAAAGCTCTATACTGCCCTGCTGATTGTTTACTATCATCAGGATCTGTAACTCGGCCACCACTTATTGACATTAACAATCTGTAGTTTGCTAAATATACAATAAGCTGTGGGTTAATTTCAATAGAAGTTGTGTCATCACTTAGCAATGCAGGTTTATCAAAACCTACAATTTTAAGTTTTTTATTAAATACATGACCTCTGCCTTGACTAGAAATATATAGAGTTCTATCTTCTCTATTTACTTTGTAGTAATAATTATCAAGTGTTTCATAATGCTCTGTTTCTGTTCTGTACGCTTTTATATTGTTTACCCATAGTTCAGCACTATCTAATTCAGATGCGTGGTTAGAAACGAATTGTACAGCTTGTATGCTTGTATCTAGTTCTGGGTTAGCTAATGCAAGTTCTACCCTAGTCCAAGTTCGTGCTGCTAATGCAGGTAGCGAGAGGGTTTCTCTTTTTGTACCAGCAACACTTGGAGCTGTTGTAGCGCTGTTTTCCCATAGTTCTAATTCTAAACTACCACTTGACAAGGCAACAGAACTTTTTACCCAAAATTCTATCTTGTCCATATCGGATATGTCTTGTGCTGAGGTAGAGTTAGAATATGCTAGAACTGTACCATCTGCGATACTAGAACTTGCATTAAGTAAATTAAGTGAGTTACTGCCCTCTCTATATTGAACAGTATCTGATGACACAGTTGTACTACCAGTACCTGCTTCCCATTTAGTAGCACTAGCATCATTTAGTTCTTCGTCATCAACATATTGTCTGTATTGAATTTTAGAAATCATTGAGATATTAGAAGGTATTGTGTATGTTTGTTGGTTTAAATCACCATACAAAGATTTATCTTCATCAGGTACAAGAATCCTATCCGATACTTCTGATATGCAATCGTTAATAATTCTATTTACTCTATCTGGATTAAATTCTGGATGCCATAGTTCATAACTATCTCCACTTGCAACATTAAAACTTAATGCAGGTGAGAATGTTAATGTGCTTGTACTAGCTGTAAAATCTGTAATTCTTCTTACATTGATTGTATTGTCAGTAGCATCTGTTATGTAAATCCAGGAGCCAATGTATTCATCATCGCCACCAAATAGATTTACTGTATCTTTTAAAGTAACTGTATCACTTGCTGAACTTGCAGTTCCTATAGTAATACAACCTAAATGATCGCCTATTGCTTGTCTTATTCCTGCTCTTGTTTCTGATTGTATTATTGACATAATTTAAAAATATAATTTTTTTTCGCCTAGTTTCTTTTCTCTTTCCCATTCAGCTCTATTTGATAGTGCCTCTTTGAGTTCTTTAACTCTATCAGCATAACCAGGCTTATTTCTGATTTCATCAAGTTCTTTTTCTTTCTCTTGTCTACTCTTGTAATTATCGTGTGCTACTTCATCCTGCCATTCAAGAATATCTTTGAGTTGCATAGGATCAAGAGTGGGAGCATCTGGTATTTTCACAGGTTGCCTCCCACCCTCTGGTCCTACAATAAATACAGTTGGATCGTTTGTAGCATGACTGTCTACATACTTTTTAGCTATGTGTGTTTGTCCTGCCGACATCGGCAACCATATATTAGTCATTAGTCTATGTTCAAAAATGCTAGACAGTAATCTGTTGAAACTGCCACTACGTTGTGAACAACACCAATTTCTTGTTCGTTCTCTCCAGAACCATCCCTGTCTAATGCC